TCTTGGCAAACGTTTCAAGCTCTTCACCAGGAATTTGTTTCAATGCTTGAATGCCCCCATATACTCCAGCAAAATTTGAGTCGCGTGCAAACGCCGTTAACTTCGTAGTTGCCTTTTCTAAATCTAATCCTGCGGTGCGCATCGTGTCGAAATCAATAGACCCACCTTGGATTTTGATTCCATCAGTGCGAGCCATGTCTAAAAGTTCAGCAAGCATTTGATCTGTTGTTTGTGGGGATGTATTGTCTTTGATATCTCGTAATAACTTTTCCATTTCTGCTTGAGACATTCCGGTTGTTTTTAATGTTTCTGCAATTTGCGATTCATCCATTTTCATCAATGCATCAACATCGATTTTAGTCCCTGCTGCGGTGGCTGCGGCCTGAATTTTTTTTTGAAGTTTTTGTTGTTGATATGCTCGCATTAATTCTTGTCGCGACATACCCATTAAAGCAGCCAGCTGTTCTTGAGCTAAAAAATTATTTCCTTCTAATGTTGATTGTTGTGTTTCAAAAATTTCCGCAGTAGCCTGAGCCATGTCATTGGCATTACCCATTGCTTTGGCTATTCGCAATTTGTTTGTTAAACTTTTTCCATCTGCATCTACTAATCGTTTTCCAGATAATAATTGATATTCAATTTCTTGACCAATACTTTGTTCAATATTAAATGCACTAGTAGCTGCTGCATCAATTTTATCAAATGTCATTCCTAATTGCTTGGCTTTTAATACGGCTAATTCTAAACTTCCGGGAGTTTTTCCGAATTGCATTTGTATGTCTTCGCTAAGTGCAGCAATATCCGTAACAATACTAGCAAATTGATTGGTTAATCCAGTATTCTTCTCAATTTGCTCTGCTAATTTTCTTTGATAATCAATCATTGCAGTGCTGTCTGCACCTACGCCTGTAGCATATAATTCATATTTGTTTGCTGCATCTTCAGATAATCCTATATTTTTTGTTAAAATACGTTGTGTCATCAACAAATTTTTACCAAAATTACCTCCACCAACAATTGCTTTTGCATAACCAGGCGCAATTTTATTTAAATTTATTCCAAATTTTCGTATTTCTTCGCCGCCAATTTTTAAAAAAGTATTTAAATCGTCATACTGCTTACCCAATTCAAAGGCCTTTCTACCATGAATGCCTAAAGTTTTTGCAAGACTTGCATTTCTTTGTTCTAAAAATGTTGAATCTTTAACTCCTTGTACTATTTTTGCGTTTACTTTGTCTTGAAACCCTGCTAACTTATTGATTCCTAAGCCCAATGATAACGTTGTGTTATTGAACTTATCATATATCTCAGCTATGTTATCTATAACTAAATGAAAATCCTCCAAGGATTGTGCTGCAGTTTGTATGCTTTGTTGTAAATCTTTTATGTTGGCGGAGGTTTTATCAATAAATGTTGTTTTGGGAGGTGTGCCACCAAGTCTGGGTTGTTGTTTAAAACGATGTATTAAATGCAGTTTCATATATCAATAAATATTCAATTACAAAGTTTTGTTTTTAGGTGGACGCGATGGCTCCGTTTTGTTTGTTTTTGGTGTTTTAGCATCTATAATTTTATCATTGATACGTTGCACCCAAAATTGTCGCATAGGTATAGGCATATGATATATATCAGTCCACGACCATCGTCCTTGCCCGGCCCATAATATATCAAATATTTGTTCGTGTAATCTAGCTCGATGTGTTTTACTCAAACCAAAAAAGGTCTGATCCAAATTGAAACCCGGCAGTTATGGTGCCTCCATCTTCACCATCAAATTCTGCTTGCAATAATAATCGAGGTACAGTGTCTTCAAGATGTTTTCTAAATTGTTTAGATTGCAATGGAGTCATTTGATATCGAATAAAATCTACAATGTCTGCAGATTTTCTAGAACCATTAATTTCCGTTATGCTTCGTTCTAACAACTGCGAAATTGAATTTTGTTCGGATATTGTTGATAACAATTTTGAAGAAATATGACGATATTTAATTGAATGATTTCCTATTAAATATGTAAATTCGCCATTTTCATCTGATTCCGTTTCTATATTTCTAGTTTTTAATTTGTCTAATTTCAATGTGCGTTGCAACACGTTTTTAGTATTTGGATCAACAATCGTTACGGGATAATCTGCACCATAACCATGTATTCTTGCTGAAATAATCATTGCTTCTTTGTCTGCAGATATTACATCGTCTAAACTTATTGGTGTTATTAGTAATGATTCAAGCAATTTATCAAAAACAATTCCTTGTTTAATATATGTAGTATTTGATAAAATATCTTCATCATATGCAGTCATATGTCGAAGTTCTACATATCCTTTACGCAAAGGACTTGATTCGGGATATACTTTTCCCAAGCTAGGCAACGAAACTGCATTGGCAGGTATCATGGTCTGCTTAGCAGATTCATATTGTTGTTTTGCTAATTCAATTAAATTTTTATCAGATATTCTGTCTGTTACTGGCATATTATTCCTTTATAACTTGTTTAATGTATATCAAAATAATGGGAGCTAAAACTCCCATTATATTTTTTTAATAATTTAAAAATGCCCAATCATATCGAAGCGTTGCATCAATTGAAACAACATCTTCGGCTCCCCAATCTAAACTACCGAAATTAACTTCTTGCAAATAACAACCATACAATGTCCATTCTTCAATTACTTCACCAATTGGTGATAATTGTCGCAATGTCAAATTTTTCTTGTATTGAGTTGAATACCCATCTCGTCCAGATACTGATTCATGATGTAAACGAACCCATTCTATTACAGACTGGGCTGCAGATGGTATAATTGCATCATATATTGTTATTGCAATACTATTCCAAGCTGTTTTTCCTTTAACATAGCGTTTAACATTGATATGATCCAATGTAATTTCACCATTAGTAAGACTAGGTTTTGCACTAGTTTTAATTAAATATGCCGGAATACCTGAATATAACAATATAAATTGATGTTGTCGTTTTGGCTCCCAGGTATATGCATTGTTATAAAAATCAGCTTCATCTCCATAATCCGTTAATGGGGCACTAGGATATACCCCTCCAATTGGAGTACCGGCAGCCGGAGCTTGACCTGTTGAAACAAAACCCGGATTGGTTAATAAGTTATCAAATTGCGATCCTTGTGGGTACGGCATAATTATCCTTTTTTTATATAAATATATCAATTAAAAAAAAAGTAAAGTTTTCTTTTGATATTTTTATACCGCAAATGCTGCACCTGTTGGTTGAATATTAAAATCAATTATAATAAATTCAGCCGTTCTAGTTGGTTGCAAAAATATTTGTCCGTATAATATATTTTGATCAATCAAATCATTAGTATTATTTGATGCATCCATTACAACTCTAAACGCATTTAATCCTTGTCGCAAACGTATTGCATCTAAATACGGATTAACAATATTTAAAAATTTACCTCTAGTTGCATCACTATTTTGTTCAAATACTAAATATTTTGTTGAAGATGCAATAAATTTTTTAACTTCAATTAATAATCTTCTTACATTGACTCGATCCAATGCACTAGGTAATGATTGCAATGTTTTTTGTCCCCAAATACAATGTCCGCCAACTGCAAATTTTGTTATTGGATTAATTCTTGCTTGATACAATGTATCTCGGGAATTTTGATCGGTTTGTATAGCTAATGTATTTACTTGAGTTAATGCACCTCGATTTAATCCAGCTGGAGCAAACCATGGGGCTTGAACTGCATCATTTAATGCAAGAGCTCCTGCAACTACTATAGATGGCGGTACAAAAAATGTTCCGCCAGTGGCTTTATTAATGTTTACCCATGGATAATATGTTGCAGTATAATTATTATCAATTCCTTGTACTGCACTAACCACATCTGATACGGTAGCTGATTTACCAACCGAATCCATTACGTAAAATGCATCGGAACGATTTGTTACTAAATTTCTAGCTTCGTTTGTTACAATTGGGTGATAATAATGAAGTATACCAGGAGTTAATAACAAATTAAAATCATACAAATCTTGATTTGATAATATGCTAAATGCTTTTCTATATG